GGAAGCTCCAAAAATAGTTTGGTGCGGATCTCCGCTTTCCAGCGGGTTGACGCGGGCGATGCTTTCGGCAAAAAGCGTCAGGGCCAGCGTCAGGGACAGCGTCGGGGCCAGCGTCGGGGCCAGCGTCGGGGACAGCGTCAGGGACAGCGTCATGGACAGCGTCAGGGCCAGCGTCGGGGACAGCGTCATGGACAGCGTCGGGGACAGCGTCTGGGACAGCGTCGGGGCCAGCGTCTGGGCCAGCGGTTTTGGTCAACACGATGCCAACTGGATTGGCTTCTACGACTACTTTAAAATAGTTTGCGGATTATCAGCGCAAACAGAAAGGCTGGAAAGCCTTAAACAAGTCACTGAAAACGCAGGCTGGTTTCTTCCGCACAAAAACATTTGCTGGATTACGGAACGCCATAATGTATTAAAGAGGAATTCGCAAGGGCGGCTGCATTGCGACGACGGGGCTGCATTGGCCTATCCTGAAGGATGGGAAATTTTCGCGCTGAATGGAGTCCGTGTAAAAAAAGAATATGCAGTTACGCCCGCCGAAGACATTTCACCGGAAACCGTCCTGTCCGAAAGCAACGTGGATATTCGCCGGGAACTGATTCGCAAAGTGGGCATTGACCGGATGTTGGCGAAGCTGCCACACAGGGAATTATCCGTGCGGGGCAATTACCGGCTCCTATCAATCAACTTGGGGGGTGAGGCAACGGATGCTCGCTACCTCAAAATGATTAACCCATCCATCGGGATTTTCCATTTGGAGGGCGTTCCGGCTGAATGCGACACTGTTGACAAAGCACTCACTTGGAGAAATTCAAATTGGCATACTGATGCCGAGGTATTAACCTAAACAAAAAGGAAACATGAAAAAGAAGATTGTAAAAAGCACATGGCAGCAAGGAGATGTTTTGGGACGCAAACTCGATAAGCTCCCAGAAGGCGAACAAAAGACTGTCGCCACCCGTCGATTGGTAGTGGCTCACGGCGAGTCCGGCCATTCCCATGTCATCGAGGATGACGAGGCGGAACTGATTCAGATTGGGGAGAGGATGCTGCTCAAGCTGGAAAAACGTGCCACCATAGTTCACGAAGAACACAAGCCCATTACTCTTGAACCTGGCATTTGGGAAATAGGTCGCGTCAAAGAATACGACTGGTTTTCCAAGATGAAAAGGCAAGTTGTAGATTAACTCTACGCTTCAACATCTTCACTCTCGTTCTTAATCGGACGAGAGTGAACATCTTGCCCGTAATAGACCGCGCCCGGATACTCGCCTGCCTTGTCGAGGGTAATTCCATGCGGGCCACATGCCGCATGACCAGCGCGGCCAAACTCACAGTCTTCTAGGGTAACAATGTATATAAGTCCCTTATTTTTTCTTGTCTATTAAAGCGGTTAGTTTAACGTGAGTCATGACAATTTCAGAATTTAGCCGCAAGGGCGGCCAGAGCCGGAGTCCAGCCAAGAGAGCCGCGAGCCGAGCGAACATGCTCAAAGCCCACGCCGCCCGAAAAAGTGTAAAGGAAGCCGATTCTGTAAATAATTCCCTACAGTCGGCGCAAGCGGTTGGTATCAAGAACGATACGACCGATTCAGCATCCTAAGCGTCGGAAGTGTTTACAGTTGCTCCTTTTTAGGCTCAATTACGTATTTTATAAGTCATTGTCACTTCAACGGCTTAAAATAAGCGGTTGGTTGGCATGGTGACTGCTTATGTTCAGGTGTGAGTATCGAACAAACAAACTTTAGCCTTGCCGGTAAACACTCGTTTCCCTCAAACAAGTGCCGATACTCACATATCGCCGGCCCGTCGCAAAGGCATTTTTGAATTATGAAAATTGAAGCATTAACCAAGGAACAAACGGCTCGTTTCCCTGAATTCATTGACAAGTGGTCGCGCATAGGGTTGTCAACCGAACCCGCCAATCGCCCCTTGGCTGAGGCAGGGATTGTCGGCGCATACAAAACAATCAATTTGGAAGCTCCAAAAATAGTTTGGTGCGGATCTCCGCTTTCCAGCGGGTTGACGCGGGCGATGCTTTCGGCAAAAAGCGTCAGGGCCAGCGTCAGGGACAGCGTCGGGGCCAGCGTCGGGGCCAGCGTC